ATAACTCGAAAAAGTTCCAACTGGTCCAGTTCTTGCCTGGGCCATTGTTTCATTTAAAAATCCATTCCATGCACCCTCTTTCTCGGTGCTTGAAATAGTTTTCCAGACTCCCATTACGGATTGAGTAGGATCCGCACGTTTAGAATATCTGGTATATACCAAAAAATAGAAGGACAATACGATGAAAATTGTCGCGAGGTTAATTATAATAGCCAAAGCTGGTGGCATTCTTATTGTATCCGAGTAAAATTATGTAAGGACCGGCTCCGTTTTATGAAGACTCGGACGTCACCTTTAGCTCATCATCCTCCTTGACTGGTGCCAAGGTAGCCTTCTCGCGGTCCATCTCCTGCTGGAGACGACGCTTCTCAATCTCGTTAGAGACGCGCTCGTCAGCCAACTTCACCAGGTCGTCAATCGGCATCTCTGGAAATTCCTTCTTCAGATCCTCAAGAATCTCTGAGGGGTGAGGAATTGGCGCAACGTCCGGCCGGTTGTAATACTTGGAGTTCTCATCGCTTGGGTCGATGAATGGAACATCCGAATCCTTGAGTGGCTGAGCGTTCATGTCGCGCTTACGCTTCTCAAACATAGCCGCAGCGTCCCGCTGGTTCTCCTTGTACTTGGTCATAATCTCCTCCAGCTTCTCGTTCTGATAGTGAACATCCTCAATCTGATCACGGTCTGGGGGGATCAGCAGCCACTTGTACATGTCAACCAGGTAAATGTCAAAGGTGGCATCCTCGCGCTGAAGGCGCTTGGCGTGGCTCGACGCCTCCTCGCGCGAGTTGAAGACACCACGAATCTTCAGACCAAACTTGTCGCCACGCTGAGCGCAGTCAGGTCCGACGAGTGAAATCAGTGCATACATCTGTCCCGGGACGGTCGTGAAATCCTGCTCAAGAGAACCCATCTACTGATACAGGCACCTTATTCTTTAAGAGATAAGGCGCAGACACCCCATTAAAATATGGAAGAACTCCGGAAGCTTCACAATAACACAAAGCGTGAATTTATCAAGACTATCGTAAAAGAGGGCTCGACCGTGCTCGATGTCGGCAGCGGCCGTGGTGGCGACCTGGCCAAATGGAAGGCGGTCAAGGCGACCCTGACTATGATCGACCCTGACCCTGAATCAATCAAGGAGGCGATCGATCGTTCCAAGAATGTATTCCCGGAGGCTAAGATTCTGGTCGGTGATGTTACCAAGGCACCACTCGGGCCGTTCGACTACGTCTGTTTCAACTTTTCACTCCAGTATTGTTTCAAGGATGAAGCCTATCTGCGCGAATGCGTCCGGGCAATCTCCATGCGGCTCGCACCCGGTGGTATGTTCTTTGGAGTTGTACCGGATGCCGAAAAGATATTGCGCCTTCCGGACAAGTGGACAGATCCCCTCGGCAACATGATTGAACGCGGACCGAGTATCGGAAAGTCCGGTCAGCGTATCGGCGAGATGATTCTGGTCAAACTCGCCGATGGACCTTATTATGCATCAGGATCTGTCCCGGAGCCTCTGCTCTATTTCCCCAAGCTGGTTGAAATCTGTTTCGAGTACAAGCTTGCTCTGGCCGAGATCAAGTCTTTCGTAAAGGAAAAGAAGGGTACCGTGACTGACATCTATGCTCGGTTTGTTTTCAGGAAGCTGAGGTGAAAAGCAAGGCGCGAAGTGCCTTGTCGCCCACAGCTCAGAGCCTTCGACTCTGCTTTAAATATCAGTATTATAACAAGTATGATCATTCCGAAAATCATCTTATTCATCCTTGCGGTGATTTCAGTACGGTCGTCGTTTAGTGAACCAGACCTCATGGGTGTCATGAGGTCCAAATACACTAAACTCAGAGAGGAATTGATCAAGACTGGGGAATTTCCATCTCTCCACCGGGAGACTATCATCACAGGTCTGCTCTCAAAGGGTGAGGTTGGCTACAATGTAAACAAAGGGTATGAAATTTTCATCTGTCTGGATGGGACAGATGAAAACCAGGTTTATCACGTGCTGCTGCACGAATTAGCTCATATTACTGTTTCGGAATTTAAACACTCTGGTAATTATTGGGATAACCTTCACAAACTGAAGGCTGTGGCTGGTCGGATGGGCCTTTACAAGGGTATTTCAAGAGTACCATATTGCGGCCATTACATATCAGACTAGCCACACAAACCTCGCATCTCTGCATAACTCATCTTACCTTCTGCGAATTTTGCCAGTGCCTCAGTCTGCTCAGGATCATTTACAATTTGAGCACATTGTGCCAGAATCGGATCAAACTTTGCAATTTTTTCCATGTTTGTCGGAAACAAAACCCATGATTTTTCTTCTGGATTCCATGTCATCTTCTTCGCAAAAGGATCACCTGGGTTATTCTCGTAGACCTTGATAGTCGAAGTGTGGTTATCGATCCACATGCTATGTATCCACATTATGCTATATTACACGAGACTTGAATCTTTAAACGCTCCGCTTCACGAGGTAGAAGATGACGGCTGCGATAAATGCCGTGATTGCCATACCGATGGGGGACAGACCACCCTCTGGGCTCATCGCCTGAGGCAGCATCGTCAACAGACGATCCTGAACAGGCTTGGAAAATGCGGCGACTCCGGCCAGGCCGGCAATGAGCGCCTGGATCTGGTCCTCATTCAGATTGAATGGGTAAGACTTTGCGGAGGAAGTTCCAGCACCCCGGGTCATGGGTGCGCGAGTCTCTGGGCCGACGGGGTGTGCAGACACAGCCCGGGCATCTATCATCTGTGGCTGGTGCATACCAGACTGGGGCTGCATAAGATCCATGGGGCTGTCCATAACTTCCTCGATCGGAGTAGACAGGTTCATCTCTAATTCAGAGAGGGTATTTTTTTCTTGATTGGGTGGCGTAGGAAAGGCGGGTGGCGATGCATTTGGTGGTGGCTGCACGGCGACCCGATCACGGATATCAACAAGCTCAACCATTTTACTAGGCGGGTTGATTAAAAAATCACGATTTTTTCACGAGGACTCGCATGTTGCTCGGAGGCTTTACGCCAGTCTGAACGGGTGTTGGCCTGGCGTTCGGGTTGTAATGACTCTTGTGAAAGTTCCACATCGCCTGTGAACCAATGCGGAAGTTTGTCCGTATAGGAGCTTTGTAATAGAAAACACAGTCTTCAATCTTGTTCGATGTCGCAGTCGTATTCACAACTAGACACTCGTAATTCTCTGTGCACGCATCCATAACCTGATTAAAAACAGCTAGACTTGGAAACATTCCACAAAAGGAATTGTATAGACTTTCTCTGCTTCGCTTGATGTTGTCTCTCAGAATGAATACATAATCCGCATTCTGACGGATGGCCGGGGGTAGATCCAGAGAATACTGGGTCGTAAGCATGACGAATATACCCCAATGACGTCCGTTGAGGAAAATTTCTCGGATGAGTGGGTCTTTGAGAAAGCCTTTATCAAACATGAGATCGTCCATAAGAAAAAATACGGTTGATTTCTTTCCGGCACCGATAATCTTCTTTTGTCGTTCGACCAGGCGCACGACTGCATCCCGGTTGTATCCTCCATAGATGAAAATGTCTGGAACGAAGCTCTTGTAGTGGTGGTTACCGTCTTCGGTGCCGGACATGACGATTCCGGCCGGTAGGTGCCGTTTGTGATATAGAATGTCCGTCACGAGTGTCGACTTTCCTGTACCACGACGGCCTATGAAGATGCAAATCTTGTCGTCCCTTATGGTTGATGGGTCAAACTTTCGAAGCTGAAGGTTCATAACCCCAGACATTCTTCCTAGTATTCGATTCGGTTTTAGATTGTTGCATCTGACGCAAATAAAAAAGACGTCGTTCTAATAGGAAATGTCTTCTGGGAGCATTCAAATTGCTGCTCAGGGCATGCAGGACGTATACCTGAACGGAACTCCAGAGGTGTCGTACTTTACAGGAGTATTTCGGAGACATTCTACTTTTCTTCTACAAACTGCCGAATACCCTTTCGATACGCCAGTGCAGTTTGGGGGTCTCGGTAAGGTTAAAATTCCGTACCGTGGAGATTTGCTTATAGGTACAACCCT